TTCTCGGCGATCATCGCCTGCTCTGCGGCGACTCGACGAAGGCGGAGGATGTCGAGCGGCTGATGGCTGGGGCGAAGGCGGACTTGTGTTTCACGTCGCCGCCGTATGGGCAGCAGCGCGACTACACGGAAGAAGGCAAGGCAAAGGTCGCCGACTGGGACGGCCTCATGCGTGGTGTCTTCGGCAATCTGCCGATGGCCGACGCAGGGCAGGTGCTAGTGAATCTTGGAATGATCCACCGTGACGGTGAGTGGATTCCGTATTGGGATGGATGGATTGAGTGGATGCGAGAGCAGGGATGGCGGCGGTTTGGATGGTACGTGTGGGATCAGGGGCCGGGTATGCCAGGCGATTGGAATGGCAGGCTTGCTCCATCGCACGAGTTCATTTGGCATTTCAATAGGGAATCAGTTCGCGCGGAAAAAGCTCGTGAGTGCAAGCACGCAGGAGAATCGCACGGAGGGAAAGGACAGCGTGGGCGAGACGGAAAAGTGAAAGAGAGAAGCGCAGGCACTGCGCCAGTCCAAAGCCACGCCATCCACGACAGCGTTTTTCGCGTCAACAGGCAGGGTGCTATGCATGGGGCCGAAGGTCACCCTGCGCCTTATCCTGTCGGCCTGCCAGTTATTGCCATGCAGTCTTGGCCCGGCATCGCATACGAACCATTCTGCGGCTCCGGCACCACGCTGATCGCCGCCGAGCAGCTGGGCCGCAAGTGCTACGGCATGGAGATCAGCCCGGCCTACTGTGACGTTATCGTCAAGCGGTGGGAAACGCTGACCGGCAAGAAGGCCACACGCGAGGAGGTGAAGCATGGGAAAACGCGGCCCGCGTAAACAGCCGACGAAGCTCCGCCTCCTGCGGGGCGACCCGTCGAAGGAAGGCAAACACGCCGACGAGCCGGTCCCGCCGGCCGGGGCCGTCGTCGCCCCGGCGTGGGTGACGGGCAAGGCCCGCGAGAAGTGGGACGAGGTCGTCCCGCAGCTCGAGGCGATGGGTCTGATCACGCCGGCCGACACCGAAGCGATCGGCCGCTACTGTGCCATGTACGAGCAGTGGGTCCGCTACCTCGACCAGATCCGCCGCGGGCTCGACGTGCTCGTGATCCGCGACAAGGACGGGAAGGTGAAATACATGCAATCGACGCCGGCCGCGACAATGTTCGTCAAGCTGGCCCAGTCGATGCTCCGGATCGAACAGGAGTACGGCCTGACACCGTCGGCCCGTGCTGGGATGGAGGTCAACCGTGGCGAAATCAAAGACACCCTCCAAGCGTTCATCGAAGGCCGAGCCTAAGAAGCGGCCCGCGAGTCCGGCATGGAAGCGGCGGCCCGAATACGTCCCGGGCTACAAGTTCGAGCAGGAGCGAGCCGACCGGGTCGTGAAGTTCGTCGAGCAGTTCGTGACGATGACGAGCGGCCGGAAGTTTGCCGGGAAGCCGATGAAGCTGATGCCGTGGCAGATCCACGACATCATCGAACCGCTCTACGGCTGGGTCGACGACGACGGGCTGCGACGCTACCGCCGGGCCGCGATCTTCGTCAGTAAGAAAAACGGGAAGTCGTCTCTGATGGCGGCCCTGGTCCTGTATCACCTGCTCGCGGACGGCGAGCCCGGCGCGGCCGTCTACGGCGCGGCCGTGGATCGTATCCAGGCCGGGCTCATCTACCGTGCCGTCGCCGCGAGCGTTCGGGCAAACCCCGAGCTGACGCGAGCCCTCGAGGTGATCGACTCGCGGTCGACCATCGTCCATAAGCCGACGGCCAGTCGATACACCTGCCTCGCCGCCGACTCGTGGAGAGCGGAAGGTATCGACGCGTCGTCCGTCGTGATCGACGAGCTACACGCTCACCGTAAGCCGGACCTCGTCCAGGCCCTGACCTACGCCGGGGCCGCGAGATCCCAGCCGCTCGTCGTCGCGATCTCGACGGCCGGCGAATCCCGGAACGGGATCGGCTTTCGATGGTACGAGGACGCCCGCCTGGTCGAAGCAAACCCAGCCGCTAACCCGACATTCTTCGGGAAGATCTACGAGGCGAAGCCGGACGACCCTCGCGGCTACGGCGACCCGGAAGTGTGGCGTGAGGCGAACCCGTCGATCGGCGTCACGATAACCGAGAAGGACTTCGCGGCCGACTACGCCGACGCCCTCACGGCCCCGACGAAGATGACGGCGTTCCTCAGATACCGGCTCGGAATCTGGGCACAGGCCGACGCTCGCTGGTTCCACGGCGACGACTGGTCGGCCTGCTCCGCCGGTCCGCTCGATCCGACCGAGGGCCGGCCGTGCTGGGTCGGCGTCGACCTGGCGTCGAATCTCGACATGACGGCGGCCGCGTTCGTGTTCAAGGAGTCGGACGGCTCCTATTCGGTCGAGTGGCGCTACTGGGTCCCACGCGAGACCGTGGCCGACCGTGTCCGCGAAGGGATCCCCTACGACGCCTGGATCCGCGACGGCTGGGTGACTGTCACCGATGGACACCGGCTCGATCACGAGAGCGTCGCTCGCGACATCATCGCGTATGGCGAGACCCACGAGATCAAGGCCGTGGGCTGCGACCCCTGGCAGGCCGGAGCCCTCGAGACGCTGCTCCAGCGTGAAGGGATCACGACGAAGGACATAGCGCAAAAAACGTCGACGCTCAACTCGCCATGTAAACTCCTCGAGGCCCTGGTCGTCGAGAAGCGGCTCCGCACGGGCGGGAATCCGGTCGCCCAGTGGAACGCAAACAACGTTTGTGTCTACACCGATCCCACAGGGATGATTAAACCCGACAAGGCGAAGAGTACGGAGAAGATCGACGGCGTCGCGGCTCTCGTGAATGCCCTCGCTCTCGCGTCCACCGACGAGGACACGGGGACCGGCCGGAGCCTCGACGAGTGGCGGATCCGCGTCCTGTAGCGAGATTCTGCCCGGCGGGCCGCTGGGATATTGGCGGGCACCGTCCACGAGGTCGCCGCCCGTGCCCGAAAAGAAGCCCAGCCGCAAGCCGACCGCCAATGGAGGCCGCGGCAGCCGCCGCCGCTCCCCGGCGAAGGCCGCCGCGGCCGCTCGCGTTATCTCGTTTCGGTCGACCTCGCTCGGGTCGCCCTACGCGTTCGGAGCGATCTCTCCGGGGAACATCGGACCCGAGACCGCGATCCGCGTCTCCTCGATTTTCGGGGTCGTGCGCTGGATCGCCCAGGCTGTCGCGATCTGCCCGGTCCAGATCATGCGGCACCGGCCAGACGGCCGCCGCGAGAAGGCCGACATCCCGGCCGCCTACACGCTCCGCAAGCGGCCAAACCGCTGGCAGTCGGCGTTCGACTTCTACCTACTGCAAGCCTACTGGGCGGCCCTCCACGGCAACGGCTACGCGAGGATCCTCTCCGGCGACCGCGGCTGGATGTCGCAGCTCGTGCCGATGCACCCGTCGCGGGTGAAGGTCGAGCAGCTCGACGACTACTCGCTGTCTTACAAGTTCTGGACGGACCGCGGAGTGTGGGAGACGATCCCACAGGAGCAGGTCCTTCACTGGAAGTGGATCAGCGACAACGGAATCGTCGGCCATGCTCCGGCCGAGATGTGCGCGACCTCGATCCGCCTGGCTCAGAAACTCGACACCGCGGCGACCGCGTTCTGGGACAACTCCGCTCGCCCCGACATGGTCCTCGAGACCGACGAGAAGATCCCCGACGAAGCGGTCGACGCTCTTCGCGAGTCGCTCCACCAGGTCTACGGCGGAGCCGAGAACCGCGGGAAGGCCGCCGTCCTCCCGAAGAAGACGCGACTGAAGCCGATCGACTCAAACTCGATGGAGGCGTCGCAGTTTCAAGAGCTGCGAGACGCGATCCTGCCTGACGTGTGCCGTCACTGGGGCGTCCCTTCGACGCTCCTCGGCGACGCGAAGATGAATAAGTATTCGACGGTCGAGCAGGAGCACCTATCCGCCCAGGTCTGGTGCCTCCTGCCGTGGGCTCGCCGCATGGAGTCGCCTATCGACATGGCCCTCCAGCCGGTCTATGGGGAGGACGTATACGCGAAGCTAGACACGCGAGGGATCCTGCGGGCCGACACCGCCGGCCGAGCGGCCCTGTATCAAACGCTCTGGAACCTCGGATCAATCACGCCGAACGAAATAAGAGACAGGGAAGACTTCGAGCTGCTCGACACTCCGGCCGCGAACCAGACCTTCGTCCAGCTCGGCTTCTCGACGCTCGACGCCGCGGCCGCCCAGGCCGGGGCC